TTTACCCTCCATGACAGCCAAGTTGAAACGATAAAAGCAGCAATTAGGAAATCAAAAGGCATGGGTCCGTTTGAAACTGAAAACGAAAATAGTAACGGTAATGCCATTGCCAGGATATGCGAGGTTTTTAATGGGCAGGGCTAAAGATATCATTGTAAAGCCTATCAGTTCACAGGATGCCAACCGGATCACGAAAAAATATCATTATTCCAAAAAAGTGGTTCAAAATAGCCAGCTTCATTTTGGTGTTTTCCTGAATGGCCGGTGCGAGGGAGCGATGCAGTTTGGTCCGAGTTTGGATAAGCGAAAAATCATAGGGCTGGTCGAAGGCACAAAATGGAATGAATTTCTTGAACTAAATAGAATGGCCTTCAGTGAAGTATTACCGAAAAACAGCGAAAGCCGGGCGCTGGCAATAGCATTCAGATTGATAAAAAAACATTATCCGCATATCAAATGGATTGTTTCTTTTGCGGATGCTTGCTTGAGTGGAGACGGAACAATCTATAGGGCAGCAGGCTTTGTATTGACTGCAATAAAAAATGACCCTGAAATGTGGAAATTGCCAGACGGTCAAAATATTATGGGGGCCACTTTACGCCTTAGTAATTATACAAATTGGCTTTCTCCTTATATTAATGAGGCCAAGTTTTGGGAAATTAGAAAAGGAAAATCATCAAGTAACGAAGTTTTAAATAAAATAGGCGCGAAAAGGTTGAAAGGGTTTTCTTTACGTTATATCTATTTTCTTGATAAATCATATCGTTCAAAATTGACCGTTCCTGAAATTCCTTACAGCAAAATCGAAAAAATGGGAGCAGGGATGTATTTAGGCAAACCGCGTCACCCGGAGGCTGGCGGCAGCGGGTCCACCGATGCCGGGCGGTTCGATTCCGACCGTGACGCTCCATAACTAACCGATCTGCAAGGCGGACTATATGGGTGTGGCAAAAAGACTGATCGGGAATCTTGATCCTCATGTTAAATATCGCAAGACTGGCCCCCGTATCGTGAAACCGCGGGTTCTGACCAGGAACGATCTTGCGTGGTACAGCCTCCGGTTCAAGAATGATCCCATCGGTTTTGTAACCTGCATCATCGGGGCGAAGCCGACCAGGGAGCAGGCGGCCATCCTGAATGCCATAGCCAGCAAGGAGCATGTGAGCGTCAGGTCCGGGCACGGCATCGGGAAATCGACTTCGCTTGCATGGCTGATTCTGTGGTTCATCTGCACCAGGCCAGAGGCCCGGATACCCTGCACCGCGCCTACCAGCAAGCAGCTTTACGATATCCTGTGGGCCGAGATCACGAAGTGGCATCAACGGATGAATTATGCTTATCATCGAAACATCACGGTCACGTCCTCCAGGGTTCAACTCAGGGGAGACCGGCAGGGCAGTTTCGCGGTCGCGAAGGTGGCCAGGAAAGAACAGCCCGAAGCTCTGAGCGGTATACATGCCGATAACGTCCTGTACGTGATCGAGGAAGCCAGCGGGGTGGATGATGCAATATTCGAGGTGGTCGAAGGATCGCTGACCAAGAAAGGCAATCTCTGCATCATGGCGGGGAACCCGATCAGGCGGACCGGCTATTTTTTCGACAGCTTCCACGGCGACAGGGAAATGTGGGACCCTCACCACTTTTCGAGTGTCGATTCTGAACTGGTGGACGCAGAGTATCCGGCGCGCATGGCGAAAAAGTACGGACGGGATTCCAATATATACAAAGTGCGGGTTCTCGGGGAATTCGCTACGTTCGATGCGGACCAGGTCATCGATCTCGAATGGCTGGAAATGGCGGCACAGCGGGAAGTGGAACCGCTGGACGTTGCGGAGATCTGGGGTTTGGATGTGGCCCGGTTCGGAAACGACGAAAGCGCACTGGCGAAACGCAAGGGAAACGTCCTGAGGGAGATCAAGACCATGAGCAAGCGGGACCTGATGTATCTGGTCGGATGGGTCATGAACGAATGGAACGAAACGGATCCCTACGAGCGGCCGGAAAAGGTCATGGTGGACATCATCGGCTTGGGTGCCGGAGTCGGTGACCGCCTGCGAGAACTCGGGCTGCCGGTCGTGGACGTTAACGTCGCCATGAGCCCGATGAACAGATCCGAGTATGTATTGCTCCGGGATGAGCTTTGGTTCCAGTACAGGGATTGGCTGAAGGATGATGAACCGAGCATACCGGATGAACCGAAACTCATAGGGCAATCGAGCGGGATAAAGTACACATTCAGATCCACCGGGCAGAAGAAAGTCGAGGGCAAAGACGACATGAAAAAGCGGGGTCTGGAAAGCCCGGATTGCGCGGACGCGGTTTGTCTTACATTTTACAGTGCTGATGAATTGCAGATTTATTTTTGAAAGGAGGGGTTTATGCCAACATGTGATCGATGCGGAGAGGAATACGAGTTTTTGCATTGTGAACCCTGGATCAGTGATCAAGATTATCTCTGTGATTACTGTGTCGATGAAATCAACGGTTGGGATGATGACTGTGACGACGAATGTGAAATTGATGACTGTTAACCGTTCTACGTAGAACGATTTCACCGGGCGGGAACGCCCCTCACCAATATCTCTTACCGGGAGCAAATCAATGTTCGATTCAATCAAGACATGGATGGCGAATCAAATTATAGAGCACGTCAGAAAAGGCGCGTTTGACAGCGATCAAGGCTGGATCACCCTGCTGGAGGGCAACCAGCCGCAAACCAAGTTGGGCAACATGAGCCGTCAACTGGCGGCATACCAGAACCAGGTTTATAAGTGTGTAACGATCATCATGAGACGGATCCAGTCCCTCGACTGGCATCTCATCTACCGAAAGGGCTGGGAAGAAGCCGACGTCGATCAGCATGTATTTTACGACCTTGCGAAAAAACCGAACCCGATATGGACTTTCACGGAACTGATGAGTTTCCTCTGCCTTCATCTCGATCTCACGGGAAGGGCTTTCTGGCGGATATTGCCGGGAGTTGCGGGAAGGCCTGGAGAGATATGGCCGCTCAGTCCCGCGAATTTCAAGGAGATCATGTTCGCCCCGGGAGAAACGGTAATCGCGGGATATAAGTTTTTCAGGTATGACCGGAATACGAAGGAGGCCAAACCCGTCATATATCCGGCTGAGGAAATCGTGGATTTCAGGTATCCTCACCCGGTTTATCCACTGGAGGGGTGCAGCCCGATACAGCAGATGGCCTATTCATACGACACCGATCTTGCCATGCGGGTGTTTCAACGGAACTTTTTTCAGAACGACGCGAGACCGAACATCACGTTCGAGACCGATAAGGACATCAGCGATACCGCCGCGGACCGATTTCTTCATCGGATCAACAGCACTTACAAGGGAGTCGATAAGCGGTGGCGGCCCCTCATTCTCGGAAGTGGATTGAAAACCAATGTCATCAGTCAGTCGGTCAAGGATCTCGAACTGGCGGGACTTATGGGATTCACCAAAGAGGATATTTTGGAGGCTTACAATGTCCCCGCCGGAAAACTGGGCACGATCAAGGATGTCAATCGGGCCAACCAGGACGCCATCGACCTGGCGTTCAACTCGGAGTGCATTCGGCCACGGCTGGATTTAATTTCCGAGGTCATTTCCGTGAGACTGCTTTCCCGGTATGACAGGAACTTGTATTTCGCGTTCGAGAACCCCGTACCTTCGGACCGCGAATATCTCCTGAAGGAGCGTGAAAGCAATCTAAAGAGCGGATACAAAACGATCAACGAGGAAAGAGCGGATGACGGACTCGACCCGGTACCATGGGGCGACGAGCCGTGGTTTCCGATCAATCTCTACCAGCCCTCGGGCGGTGTCATGACGGGTGCGGATGATACGGCCAAAGCGGTGACGAAATCCGTCAAGCCGAATCTCCAGGCCGGAGCGATACGGTTGAAGGCGAAATGGGAAAAGGCCATGCTTCGGGCAACCAAAAAGTGGTTTGCCGAACTGAAAAAAGAGGTGAATCAGAACATCGAAGAAAAATATCCGCAATATTTGGAAGATCTGAAATCGATGGGATTCACCGAGCGGGAGGCATGGATCGAAAAGAAAGACATCGCGGAAACCATTGTTTTCGATATGGAAAACGCTCAGGCACTGATCGACAAGCATATCGTGCCGGTCATTATGGAAGCCCTCAAGGAAGGGGGCGAGGCGGCCCTTGCGTATCTCGATATTGAAATAGTTCTTGACATGAGGGAATTTCACATCTTAGAATGTCTGGCAACTCGCAAAAATCTACTCTCCAACATAGCTGATGATCTATTCAACACGATCCGGGATGAGATACGAGAGGGAATCATACTTGGTGAGGGCGTTAATGCATTACAGCAACGGCTGATCGAAAATGTCTGGGACGAAACGGAGCAGGTGAGGGCGTTGAGGGTGGCCCGTACGGAATCGGCGGTTGCAGTCAATAGAGGGACCCTGGAGGGATACAGGCAGAGCGACGTGGTCGAACGCAAAGAATGGTTGAGCGCGCCGGATGCCAGAGAGACCCACCAGGCGGCAGGAGCGCAGTATCAAGGATCGGGAGCGATCCCGATAGATCAGGATTTTCATGTGGGGGCCGGTCACGGTCCCTGCCCCGGTTCGATAGGATTGCCGGAAGAGGATATCAACTGCCGGTGTTTCCTGTCACCGGTAGTCTCGGATTAAAGGGAGTCGGCGCACTTCAAACAAAATAACCGATAATGCGGGGTAGGCCACCCCGCTCAGGCCAATTCAAAGGACTTCACTGTGCACAGTCAGTGAGGTCCTTTTTTTTGGCACCAGGAGAATCAGCATGGCATACAAGATCCTGAATCACGAAGGAAAAGAGA